CTACAAAAAAGGCGGCTGGATCAAAAATGCAATCAAGAAACCCGGTGCTTTACGTCAAAGTCTCGGGGTTAAAAAAGGGGAAAAGATCCCTGCCAAGAAGTTAGCTACAGCCGCTAAAAAACCAGGCAAGATGGGCCAACGTGCTCGTCTGGCTGAAACACTTAAAGGATTTAATGGTGGTGGCTCTACGAGTATCTCTCGTGGTGATGGCTGCGCACAACGGGGTAAAACCCGCGGTAAATACGTTTAAATTTAGAGGAAATTAAAATGGCTAATGATAAATTTTACGGTTACGGATACCCAGAAGGTCCAGGATTTGTACCTCAGCAGTACCCAGAGCCTCCGATACCTCTCCCACGGCCTCCAATGCGTCAATCGCAGCCACAAGTGTGCATGGTGCCGTACCCATATCCACGGCCTCCAATGCCTCAACCTGAGCCGTACCCAGAAGGTCCAGGATTTGTACCTCGACCAGTAGCTAGACCAACAGCAACAACAGCAATGGTTAGACCATCAACATCAACAACAGCAATGGTTAGACCAACGACAGTAGTAACAAAAGCTAAAGGTGGCAAAATCTCTGCTAGTAAGTGGGAAGGTTCAAAGAAAGACGAAGCTCAAGATAAAAAGCTCGCTAAAAAACATAAGATGCCTATGTCCAAGTGGGAGAAATCCAAAATGGACGATAAGCATGATCGCCAACAATCTATGAAAGGGTTAAAAAAAGGTGGTAACGTGAAAGGTAAAGGTATTGAATCCAAGGGTAGAGCTAAAGCCAAGACTGTAAAAATGTGTGGTGGTGGCATGAAAGGCTACGCTGGTGGTGGACACGTTTCTGCCAAGAAAGCTGACGGTATTGCTTCTCGTGGGCGTACTAAGTGTAAGATTAGATAGGAATAAACATGAAAGCCTCACGCGGTATGGGCGCAATTAACCCTAAAAAAGTCCCCCGTGCTAAACGGCGGGGGGATAGCAAGCCTGTAATTGGTACGGGTAAAGCTATTAAAACTTTCTCTGGTGGTGGGCAGAACGCTGGTAGTAAAGCTGGTAGTGCTCCTAATCCAGGTCAAAAAGCTGGTAGTGGCGGCTCGAGTGGGCTTAATTTTGCCTATAATAAACCTAACCCATTAAATACATTTAATGTAGGTAAAAATCAAACTGTAACTGTAGGTGGAAACCTAAAAAGCCCTTCACTAACCTATAGCCTCAAGTTTAAGAATGGCGGCAAGGCAAAGAGTAAACGCTAAATGGCTCTTAAAACTACGGACACGACAAGCTTTAACCTAGACCTTAATAATCTGGTAGAAGAAGCTTTTGAGAGGTGTGGGGTTGAACTTCGTTCTGGTTATGATCTACGGACTGCCAGACGGAGTTTGAACCTTCTCACTATTGAGTGGGCGAACCGTGGCATTAACCTATGGACTGTAGAACAGGGGGAAATTACCCTCTCTCCTGGGCAGATTACTTACGACTTGCCTGTAGATACTATAGATCTTCTCGATCATGTAATTCGCACGGGTACTAGTACAAACCAGATCGACATCAACATTAGCCGTATCTCAGTCAGTACTTATTCCCAGATCCCCAACAAAAATGCTACGGGTCGTCCGATTCAGGTCTGGGTAAATAGGCAGTCGGGTGCCACAAATGCATCCGATATCATCCAATACCCACAAATCAATGTCTGGCCTGCACCTGATAATTCAACTACGTATACCTTTGTATACTGGCGCTTACGCCGTGTCCAAGATGCGGGTAATGGCATCAATGGGCAAGATATCCCATTCCGTTTCCTACCTTGTCTGGTAGCTGGGCTTGCTTACTACCTTGCCTTAAAACTCCCTAATGCTATGGAGCGGGGACAAATACTAAAGGCAGAGTACGAGGAGCAGTTTCAGTTAGCTGCAGATGAGGATCGAGAAAAGGCCCCCGTTCGCTTTGTTCCACGGGATACATTCATAAGGTAAATCATGCCTAGTCAGTTTTCATCTGGCAAACACGCTATTGCGGAATGTGACCGATGTGGGTTCCGTTATAAGCTAAAAGAACTTAGGCAGTTGGTCATCAAGACCAAGAATGTTAATATTCTCGTATGCAATACGTGCTGGGAGCCAGATCAGCCTCAACTTTCGCTTGGCCTCTACCCAGTTAATGACCCACAGGCTGTACGAAACCCTCGTCCAGATACTAGCTACTATGCGCCTGGTAATAATGGTGCAGGTGGTAGTCGAGTGATTCAATGGGGTTGGGCACCAGTAGGTGGGTCTAGAAGTTTTGATGCTCCACTTACTCCTAATACTCTAGTTTCTCAAGGGCAAGTGGGCAGTGTTACAATAGGCGCAGATAATCCGGACTATATGTTATTGCAGCCAGCTAGTTCATTTGACCCTAGCGGACCATATAATAGGTTTGGGGTAGGGCTTGGGTATAATGGCACTCGTATTAATGGTTATGATTTTCCACGTTTAAGTTCTGGAAATAACTTTGGCTATTATGTACCTTACCCACCAGTAGCCGCTGGGTTAAACAATACACCAGTAATAGGGATATACAATAACTATATTCCTTCTAGTACAAACTGGACAGTTGGGCTTAATAGTATAGATGCAGGAAATAACTCAAATCTTGTGTACGGTACAGGATCTACAAACTATGTTACTTGGCAAGATATTAATGCGCAGCCTGCAGTTGAATATGTATTTTACCGATCATATTTATTTCTTTCAGGAGACGTACCGCAGACAGCAACAGGTAAAATAACTATTGATGGTACAGATTATTTATTCTCAACTGCGCTTAGACTTACAAATTTCCCAACATTTGCAAATCCTAATACTCTATATGAATGGACTACACCATTTCCGTGGGGGTTAGGGACTTCATCCACATACACAATCACATTCACAGCTTAATTAAGAGGTTAATATAATGAACGAAAATAAATCATTTCCAAAAGAACCAGTAAAAATGGTAGGTGACAACTACCACGGTATTAAAAATCATAAAGCTAAGGGCGTATCGTCCAAAACTATGAAACAAGTCGGGCGTAATGTAGCCCGTGCTAGAAACCAAAAGGGGTAAAACAATGGCTAAGGGTAATAAACCTGAGTTTGAGTATTTCAGTGCTGATATTGCTGATCCAATTGGCAAATATGCACAACCTAAACCAAACACCGCCAAACCAGGCAATCAGAAAGATACAGGTTATCCTGATCTAGATGAAAACTGGAGCGATGTAAAGGTCAAAGGTCGTTATATGGCTGGCACTCGTAAAAAGAAGTTTGCGGATATGCGTGGATATGGCGCTGCAACTAAGGGCAGAAAGTTCCGTATTGACGAGGATTAATCGTGATTTACAGCAGTACAGCTAGTCTTACAGACCCAAATAATCTTTGGTATGCGGTTCAAGCGTACTGTGAAAGTACGGAAAATTCATTTGTAGCCCAAATACCTGAGTTTGTTCAAGCAGCTGAGCTACGGATATATAATACCGTCCAACTCCCTGCTACTTTTAAAACTGCAAGTGTTACTTATACTTCAGGTAGCCCAACTATTACCCTGCCTACAGGATGGTTAGCTACGCATTCTCTTTCTTGTATATCTTCAAATACAACTACTTATCTGCTCAATAAAGACTTTAACTTCCTTAGAGAATCTTTCCCAGATTCTACCGTAACAGGTACTCCACAGTATTATGCTATCTATAGTCAAGGGGCATCTACTGCTCAAATATATTTAGGCCCAACTCCTAATACTTCTTATACGGGGTTAATTACTTACTTTGGGTATCCTGACTCCATCGTTACTGCGGGTACAAGCTGGCTCGGTAATAACTTTGAGCATGTGCTCCTATACGGTACGTTACGTGAAGCATATACTTACTTGAAGGGCGAAGCCGACATAATGGCTATGTATGAAGAAAAATATAAAGAAGCTCTTGCAGAACTTAAGAACTTGGGCGAAGGCAAAGATAGACAAGATTCTTACCGTTCTGGTCAACTTAGGTCCCCAGTAGCATGATACTCCAAACACTAACAACTAGTTTTAAGCTAGAATTACTTCAAGGCGTACATAATTTTAATACTGATATATTTAGAATTGCCTTGTATTCCTCTACTGCAGACTTAAATGCAGCTACGACGGTATATACTCCAACAGGAGAAGTATCAGGTTCAGGTTATACTACAGGTGGACCTACTATATATCAGACTACCCCAGCATCAGATGGCACCACAGCATACGTAAATTTTGCAAATGTAAGTTGGTATCTCGTTTCGTTTACTGCTGCCGGGGCTTTAATTTACAACGCATCTCGAGGCAACAAATCTGTAGCTGTACTTAGCTTTGGCGGGGATAAAACTCCTAGTGGTGGGGTGTTTACAGTTCAATTCCCAAGTAATACATCTACTACAGCACTTATTAGGATTACATAATTATGTCAAGTACATATTCAACTAATTTAAAACTAGAGCTTATTGCAAACGGCGAGCAAGCGGGTACATGGGGTACTACAACTAATACTAACTTAGGAACCTTGATTGAGCAGGCTATTTCTGGTTATGTTACACAATCCATGGCTGCAGGTACCGTTACACTTACTATGGATGCTGGCGCAAGCTGTACAGCCCGTAATATATTTTTAGAGCTTACAAGTGCTGTTGCTGCATCTACTTTAACTTTACCAACAAATAGAAAACTTTACTTTGTTTATAACAATAGCGGATATTCGGCTACAGTAAAAACTTCTGGTACTACAGGAGTAACAGTACCAAATGGAGCTAAATATATATTAGTTTGTAATGGATCAGAAATCATAAATGCAACAACTTATATGGGGTATGCTGGCACCCCTACAAATACGTATATACCTAAGTACTTAAGTGCGAATCTTGGCTTTGCGGATAGTATTATTAATGAAAGTACTTATGGGATTGGTATTGGTGCGGTAGCTGCATCAGGACAAAGGTTTATTGTTAAGGGTACTAGTGCAGAATCTGTAGTATTTGATAGCGGATCAGCTGGTTATGGTAGGTTACAACTTGATTATGGTGCATCAAATACTAGCTATTTAGCATCTTATGAGCAAAATGCGGCTACTACTCTAGCACCATTCATTATAGCAGGTTCAGCGCTTACACTTAATTCAACCACAGGGATTAATCTTAATACTGGTACTAGCTCTGCTACTAGGGCAATTACTGTAAACTCTAGCGGTAACGTTGGTATTAACCTAACTTCTGTAAGTTACCCACTAGATGTGGGTGGACATGCGCGTATTACTGGTAGCCTCGAAGTAAACGCACTTAGTACTCCAGGTACTGCTACAGGGACATTAGCTAGTGGTGGTGGTCTGGGTAGTGGGCTTACATATTATTTTAGAATAGTAGCAACTGATGGAGCAGGCGCCTATACAGTAGGAAGTTCAGAATCTACTGGGGTTACTACGACTTCAACAAATAAAACTATTAATTTAACTTGGACGGCTTCCACTGGGGCTTCTGGTTATTTTGTATTATTTACAACTACTTCTGGTAGCTATACATCACTTTCAGCATTTTTTACCACAACAAACTCTTATTCATTTACTACTACAGCAGGAGCTACTACGGGTGTTTTACCTACTATAAATACTACAGGAACAGCAAAAGTTGGGGGAAATAGTGTATTCATTACAACTTCTAAAACTCCATCTTCTGCAACAGACACAGGGACTACGGGTCAGATTTGCTGGGATAGTAGCTATGTATATGTTTGCGTGGCTACGAATACTTGGAAACGTGCTGCATTAGCTACATGGTAATTTAAAATGCCATTACAAAAGCTTACGCTTAAACCTGGGGTAAATAGAGAAGGTACTAGCTACGCTAACGAAGACGGGTTCTATGTTAGTGAAAAAGTTAGATTCCGCTCTGGATACGCAGAAAAAATAGGTGGTTGGAAAAAGATTGGTAGTTATACCTACGAGGGTATAGCCCGTTCTTTATGGGCATGGACTTCCTTACTAGAAGAAATTCTTTTAGGGTTAGGTACTTCCCAGAAATTTTACATTCAATATGCCACTGCCTATAACGATATAACCCCGATACGTACCATATTACCAATAACAGGTATGGGTACAAGCTCTACCTCTAAAATAGTTACAATAACTGTAGCAAATAGCGAAGCTACAGTAGGTAGTTTTTTCACTTTAACTAAGGCATATGGTTCTCTTAATGCTGCCATAACGGATGCTAGTACGAGTATTACCGTATCAAGTGTAACTGGTACCTTTGCAGCTAGTGGTACAATACAAATTGATTCTGAGCAAATTACTTACTCTGCAGTTTCTGGCCCTGTTAGTGGTGTATATACCTTTACAGTTACATTAAGAGGGGCTAATAATACTACTGCTGCGGCTCATGCATCGGGGGCTAGAGTAATAAGTTTAGAAGCTATAACTGTCGGTGGAGTTAATTTTCAAGGGCAACAACAAGTAATAACAACGTCTACAACAGTAGTAAGTATTAATACTACCGCCTCTCCCACTAGCGCTACTACTGCAGTAACAGCGTATGCCTTATTTGAGCTAAATGCTGGTGGGAGTAATTATTCAACTAATGCTGGATGGGGGGCTAGTGCTTGGGGTACTAAACCTTGGGGGTCTGGTATAGTAGTAGTAACTAATGTGCCCTTACGTTTATGGTCTCAAACAAATTATGATGAAAATTTAATATTTGCTCCTCGATACGGCAGCATATACTGGTGGGCTAAGGACGTAAATACTTTCCCCCGTGCAATTACTCTGGGGGATCATGCTAACTCTCAAGTTAAAGTAACTACTACTGCACAATGGAAAAATGGCGCTCAGTCTGTAGTTGTAGCAGATACGACAGGCATTGATACTGGAGCTGTAGCTACAGATGGAACGGGTATTCCTACAGGGTCTTATGTATCTTGTGACCCAGTGACGGGTTGGGACTATAG